AGCTGTGTGTTCATTACCCTCAAAAGCCTTAATTCCGTCTAGATAAACTAATTTATGCTTCCATGGGCACTCATTCCATAATTTTAATGCTGAAAAGGATATGTGTGGCACTATGCACCTTTCTTGGTGGTCTTTTTTACCGGGCGTTTCGTCGGGGCGCTTTTAAGACGCAACTTTACAACAGTAAGAAGCCACTCTCCTTTTGTGTTAGATTCCCCTCTGAAGTTACAAATCTCTTCTGGACCTGAGATTTTTTTAATTTTATAGCCTCTGTGTTTTTTGTTAAATCTTTCTGCGATGTCAGATTTTCTTAAAATATGCCTTTCGCCGAGGGGAGGGCGCGTACCATCGTAGTTCATCGATGCGCTTATTTTAACAGTATGTTTATTAATGAACTCAATATTCATTTTTTTCTTCTCCTAGGTTGTTATCTAATAAATCAGTAATATTGCTATATAGTGCTGGACTTATCTTTTTTAAGTAGTGTTTGTCTCTTAAAAAATAGTTCTCGAACCCGTTTGCAAAATATTCTCGAAGAGAGGTTATCGCATATGGAGAATAAAACAAGCCAGTCGTCAAGGTGCTAAGAGTGGGATACCCTACCACCTTGTAAAGATAACGATCAAAGTGTTTGTCGTATTCAACATTATCAAATTGTTCTCGGGATGGCTCATAGCCTTCCTGATCTAAAAGATGGTAAAGGGTTCGTGTTTTTCCCTTGTACTCGTTCTCTATTGTGAAGTCAGAATAGATCTGATCTTCAAACCGCTCTTCTACCGCATGCGCGACTTCATGAACAATATCGTCCATCATATCATTTTCGCTATCTTGTTTATTTGTCACGTATAAAGCATTATCTTTATACTTGGCATTGAACGGGAGATCTCCATCTCCCATGCCTTTAAATTCTCCTACATAGATTGTGTCAATATTCTCAAAAAAGTTACGTGGAATTAAATTCTCAATTGTTTCAAGCACATAATCTAAATCAAACCCAAAGGGAAGTTGGTCTTTAATATAGACTAGCTTATCCCCATAAATATGTTTTTCTCTACTATTCTTCTTTGCCTTTTCGGCACTTTCCGAAATATAATTCATTACTAAATTATTCCTTCTTTCCTCATCAATTTTTCTCCTTCATCGATGTCAGCCATGGCCTGCTGGTACCCACGAATAAAGTTTTCTTCAGCTAACACTAAAAGAAACTCTGGGAACTCTTCTGCCATTACTTTAATGATCATTTCAACATTTACTTCATCGTCGTCCGGACTACATTTGTTTCCTACATAGTCCACGAGCCACTCTTTTAGCTCGTTTGATTTTTCTACCGTCTTAAGCAAGTCCGGATTTTCATTTTCTTCACTCATTACTACCTCCAATTATATACATGTTATATTAGTTTGTCAAGCTGTTAAAGAATTTTTGCTGCTAATGTGGCAACTTTAGATCTTTCCCCTTTGACTAGTGTGATGTGTCCTGATATGTCGTGACTCTTAAATTTTTCTACTGCGTATGCCAGACCATTTGATGTTTCGTCAACATATGCATTATCGATTTGATCGATATCTCCTGTCAATACAACTTTTGTGTTCTCGCCCACTCTTGTAATTATAGTCTTTAATTCATGCGCTGTCAAGTTCTGTGCTTCGTCGATTATAATAAAGGCGTCTGCGATTGATCGGCCTCTTATATAAGTCAAAGCTTCTATTTCTATTATACCCTGCGACGTGTACATTCTTAAGGTTTCTTTGTCATTACCCATCAAATATCTTAAGTTATCCTGAATGGGGCTTAGCCAGGGCGCCATTTTCTCTTCCAGGGTGCCTGGTAGGTAGCCGATGTCCTTCCCTAGCGGCTGAATGGGGCGTGAAACGATCAGCCTTTTGTACGTGGGTATCTTTGATTCTTCCACGGCTTGAGCTAAGCCTGCCGCGATTGATAAAAGTGTTTTGCCACTACCAGCTTTCCCCACCAAAGTCACAACGTGGACGTCGGGGTCCATCAGCAACTCAAGAGCAAAGCTCTGCTCTTTATTTCGCGCGCTCACGTTCCATACGCCCTTTTTGTGTTCTCCGTTAATTCTTTTAAGTGGTTTCGAGTAGTTGTAAAATCTTGCCAAAGCGGTTTTCTTTTCATTGGAGTTCGAAACCAACATTAGAAAATGGTTGGGATGTAGCGCTATATCCTCTTTGTCTAAATAAATTTTTTCGCCACTATAGAATTGATCGATAATTTGCTCGTCAACGAGGTGCTTTTTAAAGCCCGTGTATAGGTGATCAGTATTTGCGACCACTTGATTAATAATGTAATCTTCAGTTAACAAGCCCAGCGCGTCACATTTAACGCGCATATTAATATCTCGTGAAACGAGAATTACTTTTCTTTGTGGCGTGCGCTGCTGCTCTTCAAGCGCGACTGTGATTATTTCATTGTCCGCGATTGAAGTGTCTAGGAGGCTGCTTTCGGCCCCCTTGACCACTGCAATACCCTTCCCCTTGGCAATTCTAACCCCTTTATACAAGGAACCTCTCTCTCTGATAGAGTCGAGGGCGCGAATTGTTTTTCTAGCATTGGAACCGACACTATCTTGGCGCTTCTTGTGTTTGTCCACCTCTTCTAAAACTTTAAACGGAATTATTATATCGTTGTTTCGGTAAGCAGTGAGCGCGTTAGCATCTGTTAAGTAGACGCTTGTATCTAGAATATAAGTTTTTTTCGCCATATAAATAATTTGTATTTAATGCACATTATAAATAGTTTTGATTATTTTATTAAGAAAAAGAACTGTTGTTTTATTTCGTTCATAGTTATTATTAGGAGGCTCTTTAAAAATGAAAAAAGCATTGATGACCACACTCATGCTTTTGCTGGTTCCAGCCTTAGCGCAAGCTAAGGTGGTGCTATGCAAAAAGGGGTGTACACCCATGGACAACGATCAGATATATGCCATTAAAGGATTTTTATATGAGGTCGTGCAATCACAAGAACCATCTATTAAAAAGCAAATTTTACCCAAATTCGCAAGATGTCTTGTTTGGCTAGACAAAATTCATAAGGATAAAAAAACACATGTTATAACTGGCTATAAGACAGAAGACGCATCTCTCGTCAAAGCTAGCATCCAGTTCATAATTGACGTAGCAATGGGGCGCTATAAAGAAACAAACCCTCAAGAAACAATTGCAAGATGGACAACCAACGGATCAAATATAATAGCAGAATACAAAGAAAAAACAACCAAAGACAAGAATGGCAAAAAAAAGGTTGAAATACGATGGAAACTGGAGTTGGCTTCCAAATGAAAAAAATTCTAATGTCTCTATTAGTTCTTTTTTTAGTAACATGCACCTATACCCACCACCACAATAAAAACACCTATCACTATACAGCCGAAGAAACGGCACACAATTTACCTCGCGATTCTTTTATGTTCGTAACAGTGAAGGAAGAAAGTAAAATATGTCTCTTTAAAAGGTGCATTAAAATTGGCGAAACCGCTCGTTATATCGGGTCTGGCTTTGTAATAAAAAACACCAATAATGGAAGTTTAGTTATAACTGCCGCTCATGTTTGCGCTTCTGAACCTACCGCCCTTTACACCACCTTTAAATTAATTGACATTGATGGTAAAAAGTATAAGGCTGTGGCGCTAGAAAGAGATGATGCTAATGACATATGCATGTTGTTTGCCAAAAACCTTCGAAGGCCACCAGTTAAAATTGCAGCTTATAAGCCGTTGCCCGGATCTCGTATATATAATATTGGCGCGCCGGTTGGAATATTTGATTATCAGATGGTACCAATAATTGATGGCTTTTATAACGGAGAAGCAACAAATAAATGGGGTCTCAATCGTGTTTCTGTGTATACGTTACCGGCTGCGCCGGGATCTTCTGGTTCGATGGTCTTAAACGATAAATTTGAATTAGTAGGGTTGATTCACTCTTTGCTTATAAGGTTTCCCGTAATTTCTTTAGGGCCAACTTATGAATCATTAATGGATTTTATTGAAGATAATAATGGTAGATACTCCCACCTCTAGCTAGCTTGTCCAAATTGTTTTTCCAATTTTTGTGCGCACTTTTTTTAAAGATTGATTAACTAACATTACCGTCATAACTTTATTTATTGGGAAGCGACCATGTATATATTTTTTAGTACAACCTTTTATTAAATT